CAGCAGAAGCGTTTGATGTAAAAACCCACTAAAGAACCACTCCAATAACTTGAGGTATTTTGCCAAAGATACTATTAGCAGTTTTTCCTGTAGTATTTTGAGCTTTTTTATTTCCTGACCTAATCTTAGATATTAAAGCCTGCTTCATAATGTTTACAGGCTTTCCAGCAGAACTATATAATATTTGAGCTACCTCTTCTAACATTGTGGTTCTATACAGTATGAGTAAACATCAAGGTCAAAAGTGAAGTTTACGGTTACTAACTTATCATTAAAAGTTCCCTTGTCTCTAAGAACTTGAACGCCAGGAAGAACTATAATATCGCAGTCGGAAAGGCATTGTAGCATATTCCACATTTTAGCCTCCAAGTCTGCAAACTTCTTCTCTATACTATCGTTATCATCCTGTTCATCAATAACTCTTGCAGCCATCAAAGAAAAGGTGTACTGTTGTTTATTATTATAGACATCCATAATCTGAGATGTAGGATAGTCTATATTAAGCAAATCTCTTAACTCTCCAGCAACACTATACTTAACACCTCCTGCTGGCCATCTACTTTCTGTGCATCGGTTTGGAGGAGCTATATAATATTCTATATCATGGTCAAAGTTAATGTGCTCAGGTTTTCCAAACATAGTTGTAGCGAAAACACAGCTTGCACAATCCCTTATCTTTTTTACTAAAGTATTTGTATCTTGATTTGCCATTATTTTTTATTTAAGTCGTTATACATCTTCTCGTACTGCGTCATAGCGTTTTTCCAAGATAGATATGTTAAAACTTCATACAAGTCAGTCAATAGTACGCTATTAACTGGATTATGTTGCGGCAGATTAAAAATTCCTGCCTTTGCTATATCGTATAAGCTGTTTAACCAGCCGTACCCACTTATTGTGTTTTCAGCGGCTCTCACTGCTTTTGAGTCGCCTCCTGAAGAAGATAAGTTAGGGAAAGTGTCATCAATGAGCTTTCTTGCTGAGTCAAAAAAAAAGCGACATCCCAAACAGTTGCCATGTCTATTTTCTGAAAAGCTTTTACCCTTTTTGCAATCACTTCATCGTTTATAAGTCCATTTTCCTCTCCTTTTCTCTTGCAAAGAATAGCCATTTGCTTAGGAAGAGCACTCAAATCTCCTTTCTCAAGTCTCTTGTTGTTTATCTCAACTTGTTCAGCTTCAATAAACTTACCAAAGTTCTCTTTAACCATTCCAGCTTGAGGTAAGAAATACTCAATACCTTTGAATTTAAAGCTTTCCAATCCAACAGGAGTGTAAGACTGATTTAGGAAATCCATAGAAGATAAAATCTCTTCTACCTCATCAATATTACACATTGATATTTCCTGTTCAGAAAGTCCAGTCCAAAAACAAGCAAGCTTAGTATTTAGTCTTACATTCTGTAAACTCATCTCAAGAGTCCTTAAATCCTCGTCAAGGTCTGCAAATTCCTCAGCAAGCTCTTCTTCTGTTTTTTGAGAATTAATTAATATTGAAAATTTATTAAATTTCTCAAATGTTATATTGTTCCATCCTGTAGGAACATCTATTTCTTTCTCGTTTACAATTATTGTTCTCATTAGTTTAATAGTGTTTTATCGTCATCAAAATTAGGGTTACATAAAATCATTCTTCCTATGCTTTCATTAACCTCAGCCAATCTTATAGCTAATTTAGTAGCTGTAACAGTAATTTCATCATTCTTACCAGGCAAAACGCTTACATAGCCTATAGAAGCCCAGTATATCATTGATGGTAGGTTATAAAGCCAGTTATTTCTAAAAATAGTGTCTTTATAAGCCATTTCTCCACTTTCATTGTGGTGGAGTATAATATTTGCCAAAACATTCAAAAAACTATCGTAATCTTGGTCATTTTCTGTTGCATTATCAATTATTGACTGAACATCACTTAAAAAGTCCATCATAATGATTTCATGCGTTGTATTCAAACAAACTATGTAGTCTTGATTAAACATTTTACAATTATAAGAAAAAGTTTACATTTTATTGGTTAATGTTTGGAACATTTTATCCCCAAGCCAAAATTCTATTGCCACCTCCGAATAAAAACTTCATACGCATCATCAAGCTGTCAGCGTAATCAGGAGACCTACCGATAGCGGCTTTTACCTCTTTCTTAGATAAAATCGCAAGCTTTCCGTCTAAATCCATGTTCTTTCTTCTAACAATATCCAGTTCTTCGATGATTTTGTTCCTAATATCAACATCTTTGCACTTTATGTGTATATTTCCAGCATTTATCTGCTCCGCAAGCTTATAATAGCACTGGCTCTTTAAATTTTTGTAGTTTTCGCCCTTTAAAGCCTTTGAGTTGTTAATAAAGGCATTTACCCCTTTCATATAGTGAGAAAGGTACTGACCAACCCCATCAGAGTCAATTACTATGTTTTTTCGAGGAATATTGTGTAGTTGAGCCAAATTCTTGATTAATTCTTCAATACTATTGGCAGAACTCTTGTCTTTTGTAATTATTTCCTCTACAGTAAGGCCTTTCCAGCGAGTAATAACCATTTTATCACTTCCCATTAAGGCAACATCACAAGTCAAGTAAGGTTCGCCCTCATCTCCTACAGAATTTTTAAAACAGTTCAATAAAGCTTCGTATTCAAATAATTTATTTTTAGCCTCGTCATATTCCCAGTTACCATGCAGCAGTCTCTCTCTTGAAGCAGGGTCAAGCTTTTTTAATTGCTCCTCGTAGTATTCTGAAATATGAGGGTTATCAGTTAGCTTTGCTTGAATAAATTTTTGATGGTTTGGCAAATTATCATCACGCCACTGCTTGTAAAAATCATAAACCCAGTTTTTCGCAGGGTTACAGCTCATCAAAATCTTTGGTCTTAAATTGTGTTCTTTTAATTTGTAACGAATCCTTGAAGCCACGACATTTTTCGCTTTTTCCGTACACTGATTAACCTCATCAATAAAAGCACCTGAAATCTCAAGAGAACCAAGGGAGTCAAAATTAGGGTCAGCAGGATATTGGTAAAGGTCTTTTAAAAGAATCTGACTTCCGTTTGTAAACTCAATAACATTTGACTGAGCATTAAACTTATATGTCTCGCCTTTCTTTACAGACCAGTCGGAGCAAACACTAAAGAACGAGTTGAGTGTCGTTTCTTTCAGTGTTTTCAATACGGCACGACCCATAAGCCATCTCGTTCCAGGGTATCTCAAACACGAATACAACAACCAGGCAGCACCGAAGTATGACTTCCCACCCCCAGCACTTCCCCCAAAGAGGATTTCTGAGGACTCTTGGTCATGTAAGTATTCCCAAGCCTGGTGTTGTTTTATTGTTGGCGTAAAATTGATTTGCATTACTTCTTAACGCCAAACAAGGATTGAACTGGATTGATTATACAGAACCTTACAAAAAGGTATGCCAATACTATAGGGGCAGACCAAATTAGAACTGCTATTGACGCAATAAGTGCGTCTTTCGGAATTTCTTGTTTTAGTATATCTTTCATTACGGTCTCGTTTATAATTGTGCTAAAATACCTGCTACTCCTGAGTTAGGAAATCTTTGTGCCCAAGCTATAAAGTCAGCATGGTCTATATCCTCTGATATTCGAGGGTAACCAGTGTCTCCAGCCAAAGGAGAGGTAACAAGCCCAGCAATAGCTCTGTAAGCTGAACTATCTCCACTAAGCAGCAATAAAGAAGCAAGGCTAAACTCAGAGCCTAAACTATATTGAACTCCCTTAAACTCTACACTAATACTAATTAAAGGGTTGTTAGTTGTTGGGTCATCAGGAGTGTTAGATGACGAGCCGCTTGTGTCTAACACATTTATTCCGTAATACATTGTTAAATCCATAATTTCTAAAAGTTTCTTGATTGTTTAAATTAATTTTATTATATTTGAAAACTCGTTTGTTTTTCAGAGTTCTTATAACGACAAACAAATGAAAAATTGTTTTGCTTTTCGTCAAAACAAACTGTAAAACTATTGAGTTTGGGTTTGCTATATCTATTTCTCATCTTCAGGCTTCGTGTAGTTAAACACAAACGAATCTCCTCCGCTTGTTAAATCCACCCTGTCAATAGACATTCCTTTCATCTTAGCTATATCTTGAAGTAACAACCTACAGATGTTTAAATCTCCATTCCTATAACCTTTTGTGTAAAGGTCGTAAAGCATCATCGTATGCTTATCAACCTCATACTGCTTCTCTTCATCAAACTGCTCCTTAAAATACTCTAAAGCCCTTTTGTAATAAATTGAAGCTTGTCTTTTTTTAATCCCCCAGTTCTTATCACAATACTCAATTATATCTGTGTATCTAACTCCCTGAAGAACTAATCTTACTATCTCTGAAGTCCTCTTATGAGACTCCAGCTTAGTCGCTTTACCCTCAAACCTCGTTTGAACATTTTGCGTACCTGTGGCAATTATCTCAGCCTTTAAATCCTTATTCTCTTCACTCATTTTTTAGTGCATAATAAATTTTTACAATAATAATAAAAAGTTTCTTACAAAGCAAGGAAATACTTTACACAATGTGCACAATAATTTGATGGTCAAAATGTAGTGTGAATATCAGACCCCCCTGATTTTAAGGCTGTTTCTCGTAAATGAGGTATTTTACCCCTCCAAACCTGAAAAAGTCCCTTAAATAGCTTAAAAAGGGGCTTAAATAGAGTGATTTGTGTATAAAAGTGTATATTTTTTGCATATCTACATATACTATCTTTATTTTTATTTAGACTAATTCTAAATAAGAAAGGAGACAAAAAAAAAGGAGCTAAAAAATAGCCCCTCAAAAAAATATTTTTTGTTTGTTGTTTATATTTCTATTTTAATACTTGTTATGTATTCGCAATTTATACCACCAGTAAAGACAATAGAACAAATATATAAATTGAAATTATTATTACAATAGTCTTTAATTTGTTTTATTTGTTTATGTTTATTTTTTTCGTCTGTTAACGGGCTAACAAAACTATTGTTAATTGTATAAACTTGTTTAAATATTTTTAACATTTGCTCTTTTAACTCGTTTTGTTTTTGTTGTTTGTTTGTGAGTGTATTCATTTTTTTAGTTTTATTTTGTTTGTGAATAATTTAGTAAATTTGTAACATAGTTAATATGTTTACTTGTTGTAACTGACCACCAGCCCAAAATATATACATTTTGTTTTTTGTGGTTTATTGTCGCTACATGTGTATTGTATGAAAATATTTTATTTTCAATTACTTCAAATTTTGTTTGTATCTTTGTAAATTCATTTTTTTAATAATTTTGTGTTATGTTTAATTTAATGTTATCAATATAAAAATATACCTCTTTTTGATTTGCTATCTTACAAATATGTTGAGTTAAATTTTCAAAATATATATACTCTTTATCGGTTAAAATTTCGAGTTTATAGCTTGTTTCCTCCAGTAATTCGTTATTTTCAGTAACCCACCCACCAAAATTTTGGCTTAATGTGTACCCTCCAAAAATAGTACTGGTAATTTGTTTTATTTGTGTTAATTCGTTTTCATGATTAACTGCAAATAAAAAAGTAACTTTGTTTGTTTTTTTGATTTGTGTATTCATTTTTTGTTTGTTTAGTTGTTTATAATGTTAATTAAAGTAATTGAAAATAAAACAATTCCAGACAATATATATATATAATCTAAAATAGTGTTTTTTTCTTTGTTATTTGTTGTTTGTTGTTTGTACATTTTTTTTGTTTTTTGTTATTAATTATACTGCAAATTTAAAGCATATTTTTAAACTGCAAAATATTTTTATAGTTTTTTTTTTGTTTTATAGCTAATTTATATTCATTCTAAATAAGCAAAATAATTACTCAAAAATTTTTTTTATTGAAATATTTTTTGCATGAATTGTAAAACGAAACAAACAAATAATTTGCATACAAATAAAAACAATACAAAACAAATATTTTTAAATAAAGTTATCAACAATAACACTATTTAGAACCATTCTAAATAAGCCCCCTCCAGCCCATATATCCCCCTAAAAGAAAATCCTCAGGACTTTTTTGCCCTCAGGATTTTTTCTGTAAAAAAAGGAAAGGAGACACGCCATATAGTCTCCTTTTATAAGTTTGGTTTCGCCTAAACTTAACCCACAAACAAACAAATTTTTAATATGCTGATGCTGGTCTATTGCAGTCTAAAAAGTCAGGAGTTAAACCCATGTTACGACAGAATACTATCTTTAGCTCCATTGCTATATCCACCAGCTCCATGTTACCTTGCCAGTCTCTAATAGTACAATCATTCTGTACGCTACCTAACATACCACCACCTAAATAATTTTGATATGCAGTCATTTTACCTCCAGTGTATCCATAACTATCTAAACTAATTTCGATACCACCACCTCTTGTTGTGTATTGTTCTCTTAAAATTTCCATAATGTTTTTATTTTTGTTTGTTGTTGTGAATTTCTCTACCTCTATCCAGTATATTCTCTACCTCGACCATGCTCAGGTTATAGTCCTCAGCAAATTTGCCAGTAGATAAATAATTGTTAAACCATTCGAGGTACATTTGTTCAGCTTCTTTGTTTGTGTAATTTTTCATATTTGTTTGTTTAATTGTTTTGTCTATACAAATATTGCAACAATTTTTGAGACTACCAAATTTTTAGCTACTTTTTTTTAATAAAATTTCTTTTATCTGATTAAATTGTTTATTGGTAATAGATAGCTGGTTAGTTTTATTACCCTTGTAATCCCAAAACTTTATACCTACCTTATAATAATCTACCTCTCTTTGAGCCAGTTTATAACCATCTACCTCAATTTTATCTATTTGCTCCTTGATATACTCCATATTACTTGTTTATTGTGTTAATTACCTTATCTACCATGTTATCTATACATTGGTGCTGGTATGTTTCTCTTTGCTTATATCTACCAGTTACCTGAGGAGAATAGCTCCAGTTAAAAACTATTATCTTACCCTCTTTTTGTATAGTAATTTCTTTATCGTACAAATTAGACTTAATATATAAATGTAGGTCGTATCTTACATTTGTACTCTTATCATAATCAAAAGCTCTTTTCATAATATAATTTTTAAAGGTTTATACTCTACTCCGTATCCATTCTCTATAAAGATAAGATTGAATACATATCTATTCTTAATTCTTTGCATAAACTTATATGCTTCATTGTGTGTTGTAAATTCTTTTGTTTTCCACATAATATTGTTAGTTTGTTTATACAAATATTGCACAAATATTTTAATCTACCAAATTTTTTACATACTTTTTTATTTTGTTATTTCAATTATTTTTTTAATCATTTGTAGTTATGAATTTATATCATTATACATACCAGCAAAAGCCAGTAGCAATACAACTATTGCAAGTATCCAAGCCATATCATCAGGTTTAAAGGTTAGTATTAAAGGTTATTATCCGAGACTTTTTGCTCCTCAGGATTTTTCTCAAAATCAGCTTTTAGTCTATCGTACACTACTGGTTCAATATCTTTTATGCTCATATACTTTTCTCTTACAATATCCCTTGACTTACGCCATATTTCTTTAGGTATATCAGTGCCAGTAACTTTTGTCATAATTCTATTACACTCCTCCAGTATCTTACTTGTTTCTTCTTTCATATTATTGTTTTAGTTCATTATCACTATAAACTCCCATTATTCTATTTGCCATCATTTCAAACTCATCATAAGTTTCGTTGAAAAAGTCTTGTGCCTCCTCTGAAAATCGTGGCTCATCTTCGCTGTAAACAAAGGTATCAGCACCATAATTCATTTCGGTTAATTGTGTTGCCATTTCAGTAATAAACTCCATGAAACGACTATTATCTATATATGTTTTACTTACTACTTTCATTTGTTTAAAATATTAAGTTAATATCTTGTACTACATCTACATAGTCCCAATAAACTCCTACTTCAGAATGTATTTCCCCATCTTCTCCCATACCTACACAAAAAGCATTATCATTATCTTCAGATGCTTCATGCACCCAGTCCATAATCTCTTTGCACCAATCATCGCTACCATACCATTTTATATACTCAAATTGATACACTTTCATGTGGTTAGGGTCATCTATTATTTTTAGATATTCTGTATTGGCACTATCAACTGGAAAATTGTGCTTCCTCAATATCCCATCAAAATCTTTTGATAATTCGCCACTTTTTACTCCAATAATTACTTTACTTCTATATCCCATAATTTCTATTTGTTTTGGTTATAATCTTTAATAAATTCTACTACTTGATTGTAAACTTCTCGTATATCATTATGCAACGAAATGTTGTGTATAAATACATATTTATTTCTGTAATCATCATAGTCAGAAAAGTCCATTTCCTCACAAGCGTAGCTATCTATCTTTT